GCCAAGGCATAGACCACTCGGACTGAATCTCAAACCATTTAGCTTCAAAAGCAATATTGTGGCAGACTAGCGGGCCATCAAACTTTCTCATCCCCTCGTAGAAAACGCCCTTCCAGGCGTCCCAAGGGATTGACCAACCTGTCTGAGCGTCGCCAACCTGCACTAGACGCAGGCGACCGTGCCAAGGCGATAGAGCGTGGGCGCGAGGCTTACCTGGTAGCTCGCCAGTTTCGGTGTCTATGGCAAGAGCATTGTGAGGGCGGCGTTCGCCAAGCCATGAAATGAAGCGTTCTGCCTGGGCTACGCTGTCTACTAGTTCGAGGCGGACATTCTCTAGTCCAGTCATTATTTAGATCCTTACCAGTCGTGGAGTACCACTCTAACAAACTGATAATACCTTGTCAAGCTAAATAAAATTATGGGATAATTTCGTATCGATATATGTTGGCAATAGCAGCATCGTTTTTTGCTGCTTCTTCAAGAAGGCGTTGCGCAACGTTTGTTAGATAGCGCGCACCGCCATCATCATACTTGTATAGTGCATCTAAAACAGCCGAAGGTTCTTCAGAGACCTGAGCCCAGTAGCGGTATTTCTCAGGGAAAATCAACTCGGCTTCTTCTGATGGCTGGCAGTCCTCGCAGGGGAGTGCGTTCTTCTCTAAGGCCGAGAACCCAGACTCGACGAGATCATATCTACGCACTAACGGGCAAGCGGCCCCGTGAAACACCAAAGATACGCCTATGCGAGATAGAATGTACGATCCGCTATCTGTCTTGTAGAGCTCGAACTCGATCCAGCGGGTAGAGTCATTCCGCTTCGAGGAAGATTTTCCAAGAAGCTTACCGTTGAATTGGAGCGTACGGGCTCCGTCTTTTACTTCAAACATTACTTTTCAAGTGAATTTTCAGTGGCGGCGGTTGTTTGCTGTCCCTGTAGGGACTCAATTGTTGCTTTCAAGATAGCAATCTCTTGCGCTTGTATTGCAATTGCTTCACGAAGGTAGGCCAATACTACTTGGATGTCTACTTGGTTGTCGCTCATTCACTCTCCAGTGCTTCTAGTCGGGTGGTTAGGTCTTTAATTATACTATCTTGATGCTTTATTGCTGAAAGAAGAGCTGAAGTTAGCTCAGAGTAGTAAACACCATCAGGTCTAAGTACGTCATTTTCATCTTTTTGGTACGCAACAAATATATCCAACGAGGTGTCTGCGATATCCTCGGCAATAAAACCAGCGTAATAGCGAGCATCAGTATTGCCCGCTACCTCATCCTTAAGTCTGAACTTTTTAGGTTCAAGTGCAAGAACATCTTCATAGTTAAATTCTAGCAAAGAGATGTCCTGCTTGTATCGGGCCGATGATGTAGTCCTGATAATTGTGCCATTATTATTAATGGATGCACCTGTTGTTCCGCCGCCAGCATAGACAGTTCTTGTTAGGCCACCATCAGTAGTGATACTGCCAACCGATGTTATTGTACTACCAGTGCTAATTGCACCGCTCGTGTAGAGAGTCCCAGAGATGTTAACTGCACCGCTAACAGCCATATAGCCAGAAACGTAAGTATAAGCCGAGTCTATGTTAATCCAGTTATTAACTCCTCCGCCATCATCAAAAGAAAAAGCATAGATAGAGCCAATCTGGGAGCCGCCAGAGTTAAAAAACGATACCGCACCAAACGCACTAACGCCTATCTCCACTCTTTCGCCAGTCGCTGCAGTCCTCAACTTGGCTCCAGTTATGGTTCCACCGGTAATTGTTTCACCAGTGATTGCCCCGGCGGAGATTTTTTCGGCCGTAATTGCACCTGCAGCAATTTTATCCGCAGTGATTGCGTTCGCGGCAATCTTACCTGCAGTGATGGCTAGAGCCTCTATCTTATCTGCGGTAACGGCGTTAGCTGCAATTTTACCAGCAACAATAGAGTTCGCTGCGATCGCAACTGCACCAATTGATCCAGCTGCAATTTTACCTTCTGTACGGACCGCATTACCTCCAGCGTCCGTACCGCTAACTAGGTATGTAGCAGCAATAGACCCGTCAGCTAGGGAGTCAACATCAATGGTGTTAGCTCCGAATGGCCACCTAGTCAGTGACCCCTCGATTAGATCAGTATTAACTAACGCCTGAACTGTAACTAACGTTTGAGCAGAAGGGGTTGACTTAACACCAAAGGCATCAACAAAAATAAACTTAAAGTAGTAGTTAGTGTCGTACGCAGGGGTTATGTCATTAAAGAACTGAGTAGCGTTCTGTATGGTCCCCTTTAGAGTAGAAGAAGACGGCGTAAACCCGGAGGTGGTGGAGTAGTGAACCTCTATATAGTCAATGTATCCAGCCGGAGGAGTGCTTCCAGTACTGTCAAGGCCATCCCAAGTAACCTTTACTGTACCCAGTTTGCTCGTGTATACGGGGGCAGACGGTGCTCCCAGAGTCAAAGCCCCTTTAATAGTGCTAATACTGTATGTCTGAGAGAAAGCCGATAAATTATTAGATACGTCATATGCTTTTACGGCAAAATATACAGTAACATCTGGAACTAAGCTTTGCACCGTAGCTGAAGTACCCGCTACATCCGTGCCGAGGACCCAGTCTTCATTGACACTATATCTATAATATACTTTATAGCCTTTTAAGTCACTTAAGTTAGTACTATCAGCATTTGTAGTAGGCGCGGTCCAGCTAAGCTCCACTAGGGAGTAGGGTTGATTGCTAGGCGATAGATACCCCTCGCTAGTCCCGGTAACACTGGTTGGTGGCGACGGAGCAATTCCATCATCAATAACAACGTCCTCCGGCAACTCCGAGGAGTTACGCCAAAGCTGTTTTTCTTCGTCCCAAATCCAAACTGCAGGCGGGGTAAAACTAACGTCGGTCCAGGTCTCTCCGTCACGGAGATAGCGCCCAGCAGCTGCCCTAATTGCACCATTCGTAGTTGGCAACGTTACGCTAGATAGATACTCTTTAAATTCAAGTTTTATGGTAATTTCTGTGCCGCTCGTGGAGCTGTTTAAGATTTTGTAGGTGCCATCAAAAGGATCCCCCAGGCCAACTATGTTAATGAGGTTTCCGATAGTGAACGGCGTGTTAGTCATATGAACACCGCTAGTGGTGGCAATTCCAGCTGGCCAAGTAGGTCCCCATAGGAAATCATCATTTGTAGAAGGAGTGTTACCCTTATAGACTTTAATTTGCCAATATTTGTATTTGTCTAGCTCTAAGTCTAGGCTGTCAGCCGGTAGAGTTACGTTTTGGCTACGAATACGCCAACCCTTATTGTATGTTATAGTTCCAGAAACAATACTAGAGCGACCTGGCCTATACAGTGCTGTGTTATATGTTTGACCACCAAACGTTGCAGTTCCTATGGATTCAACTGTATAAGTAGAAGTCTTTGACGGCAAATCTAGGGTCTGTAGCACGGAAGCTAGTCTAAGTTTATCGCCAACATTTAGCCCAGGATCGGTTTCAAAAACAATGAGGGCCTGATCTCTGTCATTAACAGTGCCAGCTTCGTTGTAACCCCTATACCTAATCTCTACAATATTAGTAAGAGGGCGATCTTTAAAATCTGGCGGTCTCGGGGCATTTGTACCCGGAGTCTCCTCGGCAGCATCGGTACTAGTAGCTAAGTCTATTTGTATAGACTTTTCCAGCATCTTTCTAGTAATTGTGCCATCTTTGACAATCCTAGGAACACGCTGTAGCTCGACAGACTTTAGTCTTCTATCAATAGTCGTTAGGATAGTGTTTATTTTTTTACGACGTCTTCTAATTCCCAAGTGGATCAACCCCCGATTCTCTAAATAGCTCTAGTTGCACCGTCTCCGGAAAAGCCGGACTATTTGGCACATTGACCGTGTAGGCGTCAATTTTTCTGACTAGCACGTGATCTCTAGGCTCCAGCCCACTAGCCATACGAAGCTGAACAAAAACATCATCAATAATCACTGAACACCAGTCACCCGGGCTGTAGGTGCCAACAACCGGCTGAACGCTGCCATTTACAGTAATAGAAAAGTTTGAAATTGGAGGGGTAGACTCCTCCAGGTAGCGAGTAGCGTAGTCTGCTAGAACATATTCATCGTTAGAGTCATAAGTCTCTACGTCATCAAGAATTGGCCAGCCATCTGCCAGTAGCCCCGACATAGCCACGCCAGCATAAGGCTCTCCAGCTTCGTCATTTACTCCATTTTCATTCTTACCTTGCACCCAGAACCTGGTAGCCGAGTCATTAGAGTTTTCTTCCATGCTGGCTTCAAGTATATTGCCCGGGTGCTCAAACACCACTTTTTGAGCCCCAAAGGCCTCTATAGGGTAAGGAATATCCAATTCATTTTTCTGCTCCTGGGTCAGCGGGTCAAGCGGAACAACAACAAAAGTCTTGCTAAATGTGTTAGTAGTCGAGCTGTACGAGCAATCTATTCTGTATTCAAAGCCCTCAAAGGTATTTGTGTACTTGTCTAGGTGGTCTCCAATGTTGACCAAACTAGAACCCCTCAGGGTTTCCGTACTTATGTACTTACCGCTATAAGTGGCGTCATCGGGAGTTTGGACTTGAATGTTAATGTCACTGTGAGCCGTATAGCTGCCATACGTACCGAACTTGACCACTGGCCCTGATGACGCAGTTCCTGAAGATAGGGTTATTTCCGGAGCATCTTCTAGGCCTACTAACTGATAAGTGACAGTGGTACTGGTAACTGCTGTAATGATGTGCGTCCCGTCTAAATCGGGGTCAACATCAACAACCCTAACTATGTTTCCAACCAAAAAACTGTGAGAAGTTGAAGTAGTTATTGTGACGTTCTGAGTTATTGAGGTCTCTGTTATGGATTCTATTTTTACCGAAGATGCTGTTTTAGTAGTACCGGTTACTGCCGTGGATGAAACAGTGTCACCTATAGATGTATAAGTAAATGTAGTGGAGCTAGGCACCGAGGAAACTATTATTGTTTTAGCATTAAAGCCCACGGGAAGGCCAGAAATCTGAACAGTCTGGCCAACAACTAATCCATGCTCGCCGTTAGTAGCGATCGTTGCTATGTTAGAAGTTCGAGCATAGTTAGTTATATCAGAGTAGACGTTATACTCTGGAGCAATTTCCGTGTTGGGAAAGTCAATTGTACTAAAGTCAGTGTTGATATATCCTAGGAGCCTAGTTAGGTAGTCATAGGTGTCTACTTGGCAAGAGACAGTTATGGGAACAGCAGCCAATGCAACATCCGTAAGAGTGCTTGCATTGTCTACGGTGCTTGGCAGAGTTACGTAAAATTGAATAGAGTTGGCAGACGGACTAGAGTTTATTGTGTAAATGTTAGTCAGCGGAACTAGTTTTTCCGTAAAATTTAGCTGAACTGGCATACCAGTAGTGAACCCGAAGCTGCCGCTTGTTATATCTACTCTTGCTTGTCGACCAGTCCCGGTGGTGGTTATAGTAGCGTCTAGCTCTTGATTCCAAGTCTTCCAAGCCACTCTTTTATAGAGGTAACTGGTAAATTCGCTGGCATTGACGTTTAGCACTCGCTGTTTAATGTCATAGGTTCGAGACCATATAATCCCACCCCAGACACAGACGCCGTTACGCAAAACATACAAAGATGTTCTACCTGGAATAGTAGTCTCATAGAGATCTAAATAGTCATTATCTTCAATAACCGGGATACTACCTGAAAAGCCGCCAGCATCCTTCAAGGCACGAGTGAATGAGACATTTTGCAGAGGTATTTCGGCAAGAATTGCATCAGTCAGAAAGTCAGTAGTAATGTATTTATACTCTACTAACTCGTTTGAATACTCGTATGGCATCTTTTAATCTTTCGTAAGCGTCTTTAGTCTAGTTTACACTAGCCTATCCAGCCCGATCTGAATAGAATCGTACAAGTAGCAGTCCCTGTGCCTGTAAAGGTTATCGTGTTTGCCCCCGGTTCTAGCTCGAACCAGTCCACTAACGTAGACACCCTGCGCCGAGACGAACCTTGCCCGGTCTCGTAGCCTTGGCCATTAAACAAAACTTCGCGCTTGTAGGTATCAATAGCCAGAACATCCGCACTCTGCGACTGGGATAGGACTATGTTTATTGCTTTATCCGGGTCAGCTGAAGTTAGTTTTATTGCCACTGGAGAAGAGGCAGATGCTGTGAAGGCACCCTCTACCTCAAAAATTACAGGAACCCTGGTGTTGCCAGAATTAGTAATTGTTGCCGAACCACCCATTGCTATGGTCGTGCTGTTTAAAGCTTCTACGTCGTTACCTACAAGTTCATACTTTATGGGGTCTACTGCCTTGAGCCCTATACTAAAGTCAGTTCTACCTCGAGCAGAAACGTTTCTAATTTCTGGCGTGCCACTAAGTCTGACCCAGGCATATTTGTCTGGATTTTCCCTAACAATCAGCCATCCGCCAGCGTAAACTAGATCAATTGCTCTAAACAATGAGTCTCTAGCGGCAGCGGCTTGGTCCGGAGTCTGCGTCAAAAAAGATCCGCTTAGAGTAATCAAACGGTTTGCAAATCGGCCTTTAGCATCGTAGGACCCGTCTCCCCACCCTCTTGGGAGGTCCTGAGTCTCTACCTCCGGCAACCGCCACCATCCGTCCAAATCTTCTACGACCCAGACCACACCGTTGCTGTCGATAGTATTCAAAATCAAATCGCCTAGAACTATATCGGACTTAAGCTTTAGCCCCGTCAGATGCGGCTGAGGAAGTTTAGATAGGGCTAGATTTACAAGTTTATTCTCTACAGTCTGGCTGGGTACGGACACCCAGGACAGCGTGTCCCTAGACCATGTGTAGTAGGTTCCGGCAACCACGTAGATGTGGCCATAAGTGCCGGTAGGCTGAGCGGTGACTAGGGCAGAGTAGGTAGAGTACGAACCCTTAACATTTAGGGTTTCAGGTAGATCGTAATAAACCATTAGTAGCCACCCTTAGTCATAGCAAATGAAATCTTTCTTGAGACCATTTCGGCAATTTCTGCTTCATCCATGCCAGGTGCTCCGTACACGTTAATTGTAACTGGAGTTTTCGTGCCCTGAGACGTGCTGACTGCTAGAGATATTCTACGAATGTCAGCATCAGATAGCCCGCTACCAGAACCCATCAATCCAGTCTGACTCGTCAGTCCAGTTGTCGCCATAGTACCTAGGGGTGTTCCGGTGCTAGACATAAAAGCGCCAGCTCCACTGGCAGGCCTAGTCGGACCTAGACCTTTACGCTGTAGTGCACCTTGCCCGCCAGTGGCAGCTCTACCAGGAGAAAGTGTTTTATCCATGCCGTCAACCATCTTATAAAGATTTTTTCTAGCGTCTCCAGTCCAGTCCACGTATTTTAGTGTTGGAATTTTTAGCTCGCCGGGGAGCTGGATGCCAGTCATAGTTTTTATAAAATCTCTAACAGGACCACCGGTCATAAGTTTTAGGACGCCGTTTACGCTGTTAATTAAGGTGTTAACCACACCTACCATTGTGTTGACGATAACCTCGACTATGCCCAATAACATAATGGCCATAGAACCAAAGATTTTTGTCATTCCAGATTTAAATTTACCGTTTAGCAAATCTAAAACACCCTCGATAAACGGAACAAAAATATTGAGAGCAGTGTTAACGTAAGAAGTAATTAGGTTTATAAAGTTAGTAGCTTGATTAATAACAACTTCTAACCCGGTAAAAATACTGATTAAACCCATTCCAGTAAAGAACTCAAAAAATGGCCTGGCAGTCTCATAGAAGTTATCGAATGCTTCTCCCAGACCGTTTAGGCCTTCACCTTTTCCGCCTCTGCCAAAGATGGTATCAAATAAGTTTTCAAATGACTTCTGGAGATCTCCTAGCGGCCCCTCTAGATCCTTATTCAGGTTTTCAAATAGTGTCTTTAATTTATTTCCATTATTCCAAGCATCATACATACCCCCAGCAATAAAAGCAATAAAAAGAGTTAGCGGAGTTTTTCCACCAAATTTCATAAATTTGCCAAAAGCGGTTTTAAGTCTTGCTATCAGTGCTTCTACTTTACCGCCTTCTTTTACTAGCCCCCCGAAGAATCCCTTTAGTCCTCCAGCTGCACCTGTTGCACCAGCTGCACCAGATGCACCAGCCGCACCAGCACTAGCACCAGCAAGAAGCTTATATCTTTCAATAACTCTACCAAGCAGCCCAAAAATGTTTTGTAGGCCGCCAAACATTACGTAGTACATAAACTTAAATACTTTTGTAACCGTACCAATAGCTAGGCCCCAAGCCAAAAACTTTCCAGCAAGCTTGAGAATCTTCTGTACTGTCTCGTTGCTTAGTATGTCGGCCATTGCATTAGTTATGTCTGCGAGAGTGTCAAAAAATACTTTCGGACCTTCTGAATCCGCTAGTGCCTTAAATACTCTGGTAATGGCAACTAAGAATCTTGCAAAAGCCGGGCCAGCCTCTATTCCAGCTCGAATCATTTCTCCTAGGAGAGGGGCACCAGCTTTTAGAATGTCAAACGTTTCCCCGATTTCAGGGATATCACCCAGTTTTATGAATTCTTTTACTAGAGCTCCGACTGACTCTAGAATTTTTATTGTGTTGCGGCTAGCTCCAATAAAAAAGTTTCTAAAAGCAGGGTCAACCTTCCCATCGATAGTTTTTCCCATGTTGGCCCAGCCAGTGGTGACTTTTTCTAGCCAAGTAACCATCATTTCGCCACCAGAACCGGGACCAAAATTGGCTGCAATAATGTTTTGTAGAGCTTTGAATACGTTGCCGAATATGCCTAAGAATCTTTCCAACATTTTTTCGGCGTCCAAGAAAAACTTACCTATAGGGCTATCCTCTACGTCACCCTTAACCGTGAAAAAATCTGCAAACTTACCAGATTTTTTCTCTAAATACTTAATAAAGTTTCTAGTAGCAGGATCAGCTAGCCTTAAAGAATTTATAAATCCATCTAGAAGGTTGCCGAATATAGTCCCTATCGGAGGTAGCTGCTGAGAAATTCTAAACAATAAATCATCTAGAGATTCTAATGTTTTTCGTGCAAGTATGAGGTCGGTGAAGCTTTTTGACATCTCCCCCATGCCTACACCAATATTGTAAAACTGTTTCTCTAGGATAGTAAGAACACCAGCACTAATAAGACGGCGCATCTGATCTTCTAGGACCGGCAAAAATCCTTTTGCAGTGGCTTCTTTTAGATTGTCTAGCAGAGGTTTTAGGCTAGCTAAGTATTTTGCAAATTGCCTCTGAGAAGGCGTTAGCCCGGCATATGGGTCAGCAGCCCCTTGCCCAGTTGCTCCAGCTTTTTTTGCTGCCTGAGCACGTCTGTAGGCAAGTTCAGCTTCTTTGTATGCAAGCTCTGCTTCTCTACGAACTCGAGAACCGGCTGGGAGATCCTGAGTTCGAAGAACTGCTTCTCTAGCGTTTTCAAGGTTTATAGCCGCTCTATCAACTGATAAAGCAGCCTCCTCGGCATCAAATGCAATTTCTTTGAGGGATTTACTGTACCCGCCATTAGCCTGAGTGGCGGCAGCAACGGCCTGCGAGATGCCTCGGAAGGCGTATCCGGCTATGCCGAACCCGACCCTAAGCGCGACTGCTGCCCCGGCCACTGCAATCAGACCAGCAGCTGCCGCACCAGCAGCTCCAACTAGTGCCGTAAGGCCGCCAATTAGAGAAGAGATTGCACCTAATAGAACAGAAATACCAGTTCCAACAAAGTAACCAGTTCTAACCATTTTTTGAAATGACTCCCTAGCGGCTTCCGCCTGAGGGACCATTTCTTGTATTCCGTCAGCTATTCTGGAGAATATGTTGCTATCTAGGTTTCTTCTAAGCCCACGAGAGAAAGAGCCTCCAAGTTCAGACCCGGCACGCTCTGCGGCAGCACCGTTGACGCCCTGAAAAGCTCTTTTGATGTCTCTCTCGACGTCAGTAGTTATAGCTTTAACTAAGACATGAGCTTCACCTACAATAGCCACGACTTACTTCCTTCCTCTACCCGATAGGTGGTTCTAGTGTTCTACCGAACGGATTGGCGGATTCAGGGTCAAAGTCTGTAGGCGGGATATAAGGCTTCACAGAGTCTATATCGTCGGTTTCAGAAAAATCACTTCTATTGGTCGATGAGGAGTTAACTTTGTAAGGGTAAGAGACTCCGTAAAGGGACTCATACACCTGGGTACGTATGGCGCTCACTGCTTGAATCTCTTCCTGAGATCTGTACCTAGAGTCTTCTTCAAAAAAGAAGTGAATAACGTCTAACATATCTGACATACTCATTTCTTTCGTGTTCAACCCTAAGGTTAGTGATTTTCCGCTTATATATGGCCAGAGGTCAATAGCCCATTCGGCTAAGCCTCTGGCAGCTCTTCCGGGCGGTCACCTAGCTGTTCGATAACCCATCCGGTGATTTCACCGATGGTGTCAACAGTAACGATACGGTTCGGGTCTCCTAGAAGCGCATCGAATCGTTGATAGCTGTCTTCAGTCAAAACCTTAGAGAAGAATGAAGTTACAGTTTCAGCAGCATCAGCCGCGTCCTGAGACCTTGTTCTTGCCACCAAATCTAGCAAGACCTTGCCAGGAACTGCTTTTAGGCATTCGAAGGTCTCGCCGTGTAGCAAGAAGGTGATTGGTTCGACATTTGTAAGGTCCGGACCAGATCCGAAGTCTTTAAATTTAGTCATATTAGTTTTTGTCCTTTTTCTTTTGGAGCCCTTACTAGGGCAATTAGTATTTCTATTCTACCGCTTTACGTATAACCTGAGTTGATCCGACAGGTACCGGTTAGGCCTATTTCCCGGATGATTTACCAGTTTTGTGGTTATAATTTTTGAACCCTTACTAAACACCAGGGTTGTATTAGGCGGGGTGGGGGCAATTTTGTGGGGCCTGGTGCCATCATGGTGCAGACGAGCGTAGTGTAGGGTAGACCCAATTTTTACGGCAGCTTCTCCGTGTACGGTCAGATGCTCTATTTTTAGGCTTCGCTGGAGAGCCCCAGTTTTTACGCCTACTTGACGTCTAGCGCCTTGCAATATCTGGTTTCCAATACCGTGCAAGTGTCTACCGACCATGCCGTATCGATTTTTCATTTCAAAATTAAGTACTGGCTTGTAAATTATTACTTCAGTGGTACTATAACCATACCTAATGTTAAACGGTGCTTTTCTAGGGTATGAAGGAGTACTAGGACGTCTTGTTCTGCGTCTTCTAGCAAGTCTTTGCCCGTAGTATATCCACGGACTGTCGGGAATTAATCCCCATCCTGGCATTTTATGGGACCGCCATGGTCACAACGAGGGTCGTGGTTTGGAACCCGCCCTCCGGGCCAGATGTTTCTAGCGTAGCTATTACACCGACACCATAACCAAACTCATCCCATTGGTCTAGGAGATTAATTGACTGCATTAGCACCCACGAGTCAATTGCCACTAGTTCAGATGCAATAGTGATCTTTTCAGGGGCAGGCGGGCGACCATTTTGACCAACTGTAGGTGTTTCCCTGGAGATAGAAATATTTAGCGTTGCGCTTCTAGGAACGTTACAACGCTGAGGCTCTCCAACCTGTGCCCCTGGTGCTCCCAGGTACATTTGGACGAATGAGACAACCAACTGCTCACAGTCGATAGCTGGTTGACCCATCATCCAATACCTACGCTGAGGCAGGTTTACGTTGTAGGACTGAAATA